GGATAGTTCCGAGGCTTTCGATACCCTAAACAACAGTCCTTAATTATTGTGCTGCTTGTACGGCTTCTGTTTCTGCGCTTGTCTTCTCTCCGGAATACAAACCGTTTGCCGTAAACTTGACAAGGATTTTATCGCCTTCATTTTCCGGCTGGATCATATAACTGTCACCAATAGCCCCCTCAATATCTTGGGCTTCTCCCTGGCCATCCACTTTACGTTGCCATTGGAAATCACCAGTCGCTTCCGCTGGTGTCAAGGTGGCCATAAGCGTTTCACCAACTTTGGGTGTACCGGTGATTACAACTGCCGTTACCAGAGTAAGGGTTACATTCATCACCGCCCGACCGAACGAAGATCGTTGCTGCCCTGCAGAGGTAATTGCTGCCAAACGGGTACATTTAACTAGCAAAAGGTCTGTTTGTTCTGAAGACGGAGCCTGACTCAAGCGGGCACTGACTTTACAAATGGCAAATGTATATTCCGTATACTTACCTTTGTACGGTGTTGTCTGTATCTTGAACGATTTGCGGATATTTGGAATATCAATCGGAGCATTCCACTTACCACCACTTACAGAACCACCACAAAACGCGAGCATCTCCTGAGCTGTCGGCGACGGGATAGCAAATTCAAAACTATCCGGGTCGCCAGCCTTATCGAATGACTCCCAAGGATCTTTCATCCCTTCCGCACGAAAATCGACAGAGGTCGCTTCATTGAAATTGAAAGCAACTGAGCCTTCATGAACGATCGGACACTGTGTATAAATAGAGGCCGGAACACCATCACCGGGGTCACCATATCCTAAGAAGGATACGCCTACCGCCAAACTTCTTTCATTAGCCATATTCTTAATCTATTTCTGTTATTACTTCAAATCTTATATTTGTACAATCGAAGCCTTCTTTTGCTTCGCCAAGAGGTTCGGACCATACGATCCGAGATTTCCAATACATGCCGAAAGGAGGTGTGATATTTCGTAGTGCAGACTTAACTTTTCGTGTCACTCCTTTCATTAGCTGTCGATCAGGCCTGCCTTTCGCTTGATTCTTCACAAATACGTTGATATTAACTGAACCTTTATTCACAACCTCTGTTTCATTTAACGTGAGCATCCGGATTGTGATATGATTCTTTGTCTCACCATCACCAGAGCGATCTTTGTACAGAATAAAGCTCGTACTGACCGGTTCAACCGCATCATACACGATATCTACTATATCAAACTGATCAGCCATATCAATATCCTTTCTCCGCTAGTTTGTTGAATAATATCCGACTCTGTTTCTTAATCCATTCTTCGGTATGGTCGGAAGCACCGGATACCACATCCAAATTATAGATCCCCTCTACATAGACAGCGTATGGCATAGCTGCGACACCGATCAACCCCCATCCATCCGAATAAGATTTAGCCAGTTCGGAAACTAGCCGTTTCGCTTCCCAGATACCGGTCTGTTTATCGGTTCCTTCTGCAGACTGTTGGTAATCCTCTGTCAGTATATCGCCATCCTTGACAATCACATAACCTATAGAACTGCGGAGATTGCCGGTTTGGTCTTGATAACTCTTTTTTTTGCGAGCAATCTTCACGAACTCTTCCCCGGCACGTTGCAATAATTTGTATATCCGCTCTTCCGCCCGATCCACATAATAATCGAACCAGCGTTCCACTTCTCTATCGCTCCACATCGGAGTCAAACCACCTTTCCTTGCCATCGCTATACATAAATTACAGAGTGAGTCTGAAACGGCTCCCAACAGATAATATCCACATCGAGAGCGATACTATCAATCCGGATATGCTTCGCATTTTCCACAGGACGGGCCTTTGTCGAGAACTCACCGTGTACGATAAATTCCTTCCCATCGACATTCCGCTTCAATTGCTGTCCGCTATTGGATGGAAAGTATTGCCCTGTAACCTCTATTTCCGTCGGTTCTCCGGCAACCCATTCCCCTTTTACCAATTGTCCGGATTGGATTGTTACTATCGCTTTATGTGAATACCGTCTTACCATCTGTTTTGCGCCCTTCCTTTTGGAACTTCAATCTTATTCCCGATCAGTTCTGCTTTCTCCGGTTCCCCACCTTCCCTATACAGCCGTTTTGCCGTAGCGTCATACCAGGAACGAGGATAAGTGATAGAGAGTTTGTTTTCTGTGAAGTCCGGTAGACCACCGACCATTGAATACAGGTCGGCAGCCACCAGCTTTTGTTTTTGAATATCGATCGTCTTACTATCTTCTGTACCTTCAAAACCGCGTCCCGGCAAAACGACGTTATCCAAAAAATCTTCACAATCCGCGAGACCGGGATAAGCTAGTATTGTATCTCGAATCGTCTTAGCCATGATTGTTATTCTCCGTTTTCAGTATCCTGAATCGTCTGATCTTCCGGTTCAATGGTTTCACCTAAGAATGTTGCCGGGATATCATCCGTACCTTCAGTATCTTCAGATGCGTTCCAATCCTTGCCGTCCACCTTCATAATGAACATGGCATCCGGATCATTTACGACAGGAATAGCATTTGCTTCTGCCTTCGTCCATTCCTTGAACGGTTCCAGTTCTGACCATTTGGTTACCAATACCCAATCCTGTTTTACCATGAGGGCAATCTTCTGCAAGGTAGCGGAAGATTCGGCTGCAATCGGTCCGTGCTGGATATCACCAACCTTCAGATCCTCCAGGAAGCATACACGTTTACGCTCCCACGGATTGATCGTCTTACGGCGGTGAGCCTTATCCTCGATACGGACAGACGGATTCACAGTAATGATCTTTACCGGGATTTCCTGTTCGGCCAGATACTCGTTGATAAGATTTTTCGTTACCAATATTTTTGAAGACGAATTAACCCATGCCTTCAATGTGTCGAATGTTGATTTCTGCTTCTTCAACAAAGAGAAGTCAGCCACGTGCATCACTACATAGCGAATCGTTACTCCCTCGGCAGAAGCAGCAACAACCGTATCTTCGATATCCTGCAAGCCGTTGGCCGTTGAAGCGTTGCTCCAATCTACAGAAGATTTACGCTGGTTCTTCTTCGGCATACCGCAACCAACAAACTCAGCCGTAACGACACCGCCATTATTCTTTGCCGACAAATGGAAACCCGCACGGCTCATGAGCTGCATACACCACCATTCGAAACGGGCACGGACGGAGTTATACACGAAATCCTGATCTTTGAAAGCCAGGTTCAGCAATGCCAATTGGTCTGCGTCACCCTGTGCGTCACGTTCCAACTGTTTGTACTCGTTGTAATCACTCTCGTTCATACCACGCTTAACGGCTGTCTTTGGAATATCACCGGACAACTTGCTGATTACCTCGCGCGTCTTCTGCGGAGCGGAAGCGTCAAAAGAGATCACATCTGCCATTACCGGAGCACCTTTCTCACCAGTCAATGTCTCCCACTTCAACGAAGTCTTTCTTTTCACCCCGAAGAAGTTCGGGAAAACGACTGGTTTCACATGGCGGGTATTCAAACGAGCCGCCATGTTCTTTTTATTCACCTGTTTAATTAAACTTCTTTCCATATATCAGATTTTAATGGATTACACAAAACGGATAAACGACATTAATGCCTTCAAGTCCTTATCTACCGGGAACGGCATACAGGATTCGTTTACCGTACCTCTTACCAATAACCCGGACTGCTGGTTGGCTACAGTCAAGTCGACTTTATTCATCGTGACAACCAATTCGCCATCATAAGGCAACTTGGCGGCTTTCGCAGCCTGTTTGTCTTTAGCCTGAACCAATACCTGACCTTTTGCGGCAGCACCGATAGTCGCTTCCAACGTGATCGTATCAAACTCCGCATTACTCTTATCAATAGCCGTGATCTTATCGGATGCGCCTGTCAAAGCTCCACCAATCGTCACGAAGTCACCCACACCTAACAGATGGTTCTTGGCTACCTTATACGCTGTCGCATCGGCAGCGGCCGCTTCTGAAACCAACGCTGTTTTCAACACATGATACAATCCCGTTTCCGGATCTTTCACCACGATCACGATCGGAGGCAGTTCGTCCAACGACTTGCCATTGAACAAAGCGTTCCGCAAATCCCGGCGGTCAATCGTCCCACCGCCGATCACATCCTCAATAATCTTTTCAATTCCGGGAGGATACTGGAATTCTCTTTCTCTTTTTCTGTACATAACGTTACACTTTTCTTGGATTATTCAATACCCAGGTTCACCACACCGGGATTATTCGCACTCTTGTCGGCATCCTGATCCATCAGCTTCGCCCAATCCGCCTCGGAACGCTCCGGAAGATTCACGGAACCGGGAGCGTAATCACCACGGGCCACGGCATCATCGATCGCCTTTTGCTGGATTCCGGTAAACTCTTCGGAAAGCGCCTTGATTTGATCCTCGATAGAGGTTTCCGAAGCCAAGTCCACACGTCCCAGCCAGTTATCCGGAAGACCGGCATCCTTCAACTGCTTACGGACTGTTTCTTTCTTAGCCTCGTTTGCCGAGTTGGTAATGGAATCGCCCACCTTCTTAGCCATATCATCGACGCTCTTCCTCATACTTTCCAGATAAGCTTTCAGTTCCGGGCTAAGATCCTTCAACAGCTCTTCTTCCGTTTTCTTGTTCTTATCCGGATCTTCTACCGGTTTACCATCCTTCAACCCATACTTGGCTTCATAAGCGGCGACAGCGGCCGTTTCAGCCGTAGTCTTAGCTTCATTCTCTGCCTCCTGGATAGCCGGAAGGATATTTTCTTTGAACAGGTCCACAAAAGCCTCCATTCCTTCAGCTTTTTCGATTTTGAACGTCTTCTGAATACGTTCCGCATACTTCTCCGGCACGCCTTTTGTCTTACATGCCGCCTTGATTAAATCTAAAATTGTCATAAGAGTTTTCTGTTTAAAATATAAGGGAGGGAAAGTTTTTTCTTGCAGGATTCAGAATAAGTGTTCATCTTTGTAATGCGTTACATACATCGAGGTGGATATGCTGCCTAATTTAGTT